GGTCCACTATCTGTTGCCGACAACGCGCTTCTGTCATGTGACGTTTTTAGGTTGGTAACCGTAGCGCCCACCCACGTTACGAGAATGGGTCCAAGATACGGAACCGCCCATTGCGTAATCGGGGTTCCGTGCCCTGTTCCATCGAATTGAGTACCAGTAGTAGGAGCCGTAGTTGAAACCTGATAGTTGAACGTGTTGTAGCCACGACAGTTAAGAACAAACCAATGCGTGATGGTGCCGCCCGTGTAAACAGGAAGAACGTTGGCGTTTCCAAGCATATCGCAATTGTAGAACTCTATGTTTGAGCATCCCCCCGATAGCGCGGCAGCATACGGTTGGACTCCTCCGGTAAAAACGTACGTTCCAATAAGGTCGGCTCCGGTAACGCTAACGGAGTCTGCCGCGTCGTGCACCACTATCCCCGCTCCCAAAGCAACGTCCGATGGATTCTGCCCGTTGCTCGCATACATACCCCCGGTAACGATGACGTTGGACGCCACGCCGATCTGCAGCCCAGAGTCGTTGAACCCAACGCATTGCGTGCCAGTGATATAGACGCCCTGGACATTCGTTACCACCGCCCCAGTGTTTCCGTCAATGATGATGCCTGCCGACGCCGGGGCCGTGGAGTTGTTAGTGCGGGCACAGTAGGTGTTGGTAATCCACACATCGTTTATCGTACCAATGTTGGTCGGCGGACGAACGATAATCGAGTTGACCCACGATTGGATTGCACAACCGAGGATATAGATATTGTTGGTTCCCTGTAAGATGGAAACGCCAGTGTCAAAGTCGGAAATATGGCAGTTGGTAATGTAGACTTCATCACATTGCTGTATGACGATGCCGGTGCAGCCGGTGGGGCCGCCGCCGCTCCCCTGAGACTGCTGTCGTATAATATTTTGAAGAAGAAACCCCTGGGATGCTCCAAAGAATATCTGCACGGAGTTATCATGCACGTTTTGGTCGATGGTGCAGTAGGCCAAGCCGCAGAACAGAGCTTTGGCCGTCAACCCGACAACGAACGTCTGAGGGCAGTTGGTGAACGTGCAGTAAAACGCCGTCGTAACCGACCCGGCGTTGTCGGCGTTAATCGCGATGCCAGAGGTAAGACCGTGGTTGTAGGTTATCTGTAAATCACGGAACCTGATACCCCCGTTGTTGGTTCCTACTTGTCCGGCGTTCGAAACATCGAACGTATCCGTGTTGCTATTCTGAAAGATTTGCACGCCAGCCGACGAGCCTTGAATAATGAGTCCGCCAAAGTTTCCTCCGGGCGCGCTGGTCCCAACGATGTTTACCGTTCCCGCGTGCTGGTAGGAACCAGTCGGGATAAACACCTGTCCCCCATTGCTGGCGATGGCGTCGTTAACCGCAGCCTGAAGGAAGGCGACGTTGTTCACGCCGGTTTCCGTAGGGCTGTAACCGTAGGTGGCCGCATTAAACAGAGTCGCCGGAGTCGTCGCCCCATCCTCGATAGCCTGAAGCACGTAGGCGAAGTTGTCGTTAACTGCGTTCGCATCAGCGACGGTATTCGGAACAAACGTGTTTGGAATAACGAGTGTCATCGTTTTCCTAACTGGCTAAAGCTGCCGGTTATGCCCGAGAAAATCCAAGGCAGTTGTGAGGTGTAACCCCAGCTTGCCGCATCCCACGTCGCCTGGTCCCAAATCGCCCCGAGGTTGCCGATGCCCGTTTGAATCCCCATCGAAAACGCCTCAGCCTGGATACCCGGGGAGTTGACGGTCGGCAACGGCACCGATGCCCACGGCGCGCGACTCCACAAACCGACGTTCCAAATGAGGTAGTCGTAGGGGTTACCCGGCAGTTGGTTCGTTACGTCGATGCGCGAGGCTGGAGCGTTCCACGATGCGCGAGGGGCCGGGAACACGCTCCAAAGCGTGTTGTCCCAAAGCGAGAAGTCCCAGGTCGCGAGGTTCGTCTGCGATGCCGTCACGTTCTCGGTGAAGGTTTGCTCCAACTGATAGTCGGTCTGCACCGTTGCGGTTCCGGCAAAGAACACCGGATACTGAATCTCGGGGTAAATGCGGTGAAGCGACTTTACCGAGCCCGGCTCGCCGAGCTTAAAAAACTTCGTGGCGACCCAGGTCGTGACGTTTGAACCAAGGTCAGTATTGTCCGTCGAGTCATCCCAGATCGCCACATTCCACGCACAGGCATCCCACAGGGAATCTTGCGTGGCAGTGTATGGGTCCCAAGTGTAAACGTGACCGCTGTTGCCGCCGACCAACGACGCCCACGGCGAAGGGTCGCCCGGCGCGTTAATAAGTGTCGCGGAGTAAATCGGAACGCCGAGTTGCAGTACCGTCCACCCACCCAGGTTCGTATCGTAGATGAGTACCGTATCATTAACACCAGCCACCTCCGATGAGTAGACCACCTGGTAGCGGTCGTTATACATCCATGCGAAGTAGGAACTACGGTCCCCCACCATTGGGTATCCCGGCGTGAAGGCGTCGCGCTGGAACCACGGCTGCACCTTGAGCGAGAACGCCGTCGGCTGCGTCTGCGAAAAGGGGTTGAACGAGTAGGCGTTGTTGTTGCCAATCCCGTAGAGCACCGAGTTCTGCGTGAGAATCGTGTAGCCCGCAATCAGTCCGTCGTTATCCATGCGAACGTCCTGCTGCGAGTAGTTAGCCGGACCCGTGCCGTAGACGAGCGAGAAGCCGTAGGGAAGGGCGACGACAAGTTGCGCCTGCGCGCCGCTGCCGATAACGCCGAACCCCTGCACCGGCTGGCCGAAGTCGAATACGCTGTAGCCCGCGATGGCCTCGAACGAATCGCCCGTGATGAATCCCTGTCCCGTGCTCATCACCTGGTTGGGGAACTTCTTGAGCCCGCCGAACCACACCACGCCGTTAATGAGCGCGCACCACCGCGCGCCGTGGGCGTTCTTCCATCCCTTGGGCGTGTAGATTTGCGAGCCATCGTAAATGTACGGACCCTTCACGCCATCGCAGATAACCGCAACGTCGGTGAGCCCTGGCGCCGCTGTATCCGGGTACGGATTCGCCTGCGGGTCCGACGCGGTGACGATAGACCACGGTTTGCTGCCCGTGCCGAGGGAACCGAGAATCTTCCCTTGGTCGAGGTCGAATAGTTGGTCGTTACATTGCGCGAGCGTCTGCGTCGAGGTAATCTCGTTCCCCGCTTTCACGAACTGCGAAAAGCGGTAGAGCCCGATGACGGGAGCGGGCTGCGCGAGGCTCTTATAGAGCGTCATTCCACGACGCGACTCAAAGCCTCCATCCGGGCGCAGGTAGCCGTTGAGCGCCTGCGTCAACTCATTGTCGGCAAGCTCCTGCGGCGCGCCCTTGACGTTGAGGCCGCCGCTAAAATCATAAATGGAAAAGTCGTTCTGCCCCGCCGTATCGCGACGCAGTTTTCCTGTGCGGCTATACGGCATGGGTTAGAACCACGGTGGGCTTCCCGATGGGTAACTGTACGTCCGCACGTCAGTAACCTGGGCGCTCTTGGGGACTGAGCGACGCGCCATCGAGTCTTTCAACTTCTGGATGCGGTCCTCGTACTGCGGCGCGAAAATATCCTTGCTCTCGTCGCCGCGCTGTACCGCCTCCAGCATACGGCAGCACGTCCACAGGATGACGGCCTCCTGCGCTTGCGTGTCGAGATTAGTGAACGACGCGGCGGAGGTGTCCGCCCAGAGTGTCGGCCGTGCGCGGTAATAGATATTTATTTGCCCGACAACAGCGGGCGGATAAATCTGAATCGAGATAACGCCGCTCGAATCCTTGTACGCCATCCAGTAGACCGGGTTGCCGTAACCCACGCCCGGGAAGCCCGCGCATTGGTTCATAAACTGCGTCGGCTCCAACTGGAACATGGGATAAACGATTGCCGTACTTGGCGCGGGCACCAGCGGTCCCGTCGAGAACGACATGGAGTAAACGTCCTGCACGTCCTCGGGAAGGTCTAGCGTCTGCTGTCCCGTGGTCGTAACAATCGGAAGGTATAGGCGAATCCCGCCCAACTCCGCTTCGACCTGCTCGACGCCCGCGTTGAGGAACGTAAGAACCTGGGTTGGAGAAAGCGCGGTCGGCTCGTTGGTGCGGAGTTGCACCATCGTAATCGCCGCCGATGCGGAATACCCGGTCGGCGCGGCCATTAGCGACGCGCCATTCTACGCGACTTCTTGCGCGACGACTTGCGCTTATTGCCGCGGAAGAGGCGCGCTTCATGCGCCATCTTCCGGCATTTTGCTTTCTTTTTGGGGTCGCGACCAGCGGCGCCGTAGCATCCCCGCACGGCGTTGAGCGACTTTTGTGCGGAAGCCCACGGCATGAGTTACCGCTTCGCAGTCTTACGGCCGCGATGGTGGCGCTTCGCCGCAATCTTTTTCATATTCTGAGCGAATACGGCGCGCTTTTTCGCGAGGCCGCCCTTAGCTTTTGCCTTGGCGATTTTCTTGGAGGTCGCCTTACCAAATGCGCCCTTCGTCCCCTTGGCCTTCATGCGGGCCGAGGCTTTTTGAATCCAGCGGCCGCCCTTGCGGCTACTCTTCCGCTTCTGGCTCATGGGCACCAACGTCGTAGGGGTTGTCTGGGAGGCGGCGCGCGTTTACCGTATGCACGCCAAGCTCGCGCCCGTGTGCCTCGCCCATCACGCCCGAACAGAACACCTCACCGCCGCGAGTAGGGTCGCGGTCAGACCAGGAGGAACGGTCATCAGACGTGAGAGGCCCGCGGGGCCGGTTATCCGGAGGAATCGAGGTAACGAGCCCCGCGAACTTTTTGCGCGCCATGAGGCTATTCGACCTCCGCCATTTCCGAGGCGGTCACCATCGCGCCATCCAGGCGCTGCGGCGCTTCCTTGGGAATTTCGCGGATAAACTCTACGAACCCAAACGCGTTTTCGCGCGTCTGCGGGCGGCCATCCTCGACCGTGCGCCACACCGGATTCTTCTTGCGAGCCCAACGTAATGCCAGGCGTTGCACTTCCTCCGAGCGCGTGGTGTCGTCGGACACGATCTGCCCGCGACCGTTATCCTTGGTCGCGTTCATCCGCTCGTAGTTACCGCAGTACAGGTCCCAAATGCCCTCGTCCACCTCTTCGACGGGCGGGTTGTTTGGGTCGTTCGCGGGAGCGGGGGCGACGACGTAGCGCCGACCGTTGAACGGGATGATGAAGTTCGCCGGCTCGATCACGTCCTCGTAAATCGAGAGATCGCGACCCTTCTCGGCGGCCTTGTAAAGATTTTCAGCGTTGCCGTAAGCCTTGCGAAGATTCTCGCCCTTGGGGCCTTTATACATCATCGCTTCTTCCGCGCCCTGAAGCGAGGAAACGGGGACGACGCAAACGCGCCGCTCCTTCGTGCGAGAGTGATTGACCACGAATACATTGGGGCGACGCTTGGGCGTGTTGAACGGCGTCTGTAGATTGGCCTCGCCGGAGAGTTCGCCGAGCGGGTTCTGATTCAGCGCGAACAGCATATCGGCTTCGGGCGTCGCGTTGGGAGCGTTGAGTTTTCGCTCGTTCCAATCGTTGTTGACTTGCGCGGTGAACTGTTCAGGGGTGAGAGTCTTAGGCATCGTTTCCTCCTGCCGCTATCGTGCGGCAACGTGCAAAGATTGGTGGGGGCAGCGGATGACGCTCACGCCGCCCCCGGTAGTAGCCCGCGCTACTAGTAGCCGCCGACCCAGACGTTAACCAGGGCTGGCGTAGTTGTGCTCGCAGCCAGTGCGCCGAGCGCGATGCCCAGGCACGCACCTGGTTGCGGAGTCGGTGCGGGCGACGCTTGAACGAGCGACGCATACGAACCGATGACCGGCAACCCGGTATCCTTGAACGCGACCGTCGGCGTCGTCCCTGGCTCAACCGCGACGTAGCCGATGATGCCGAGTGCGGTCGGGCTCGTTCCCGCTGCCGTTCGGTCAATCGCGTAGAGCGTTGCGCCGGTCGTGAGCGTGAACGTGATGTTGTTGTAGTTCGCCGTGGTGAGCGTCGCAACGCCCGACGTGTTGGAACCCGCCGAGGATTCCGCCGTCCCCCAAACGCCGTTGGGAGCGATGGCAGATACCTTGTAGGTCCACGTTGTGCTGCCGCTCGCGCCTCCATTGGTCACGGTCGGAGTCGCCGCCGCCGCAAGCCGCTGGAAGAACTGCGTGGCCGACGTATTCGGGTCAGCCACGATTCCAGTATCGGTGAACGTGTTGCTTCCCGCCGGAACGTAACCGATGACGCCAACCGAAGAAGGTGTACCAGCCGCCGAAGTACGGACCACGATGTAACCCACCGCATCGGCAACCGGAACCCACGCGAGCGTAATCGAGTTGAGATACGTCAGCGTCGCGTTACCGTTCGTAACGTCAACCGCCGTGCCGAGCGCCGAGTAAGTGCCGTTCGCACTAACCGCGACCAGCGCGTACTTGTTGTCGCTGGCACCGGTGGTACCGTTGGTCGTGGAGGTCGGGGTCGGGGCCGCTGCCGGAGGCTGGAAGGTCGTCAGACCACCTTGGCCGTCCGAGCAGAGCAACGAACCGTAGGCGATGGCCGTGGTGCTCGCCGTGCAGAGCGCCTGAGCCGGACCCACGTTGACGATTTGCGGAATCTCTGAACCCGCTTGCGCGTTCGACACGTTCACGATGCCGTAGGTAAACGGCGCATGAGGGGTGGCGTAGCCGTTACTTACGACCCAATAGCCACCGCCGGCCTGATTGGCCGCCGTGATTCCGTTGGGAAGCGAGCGAGGCAGAACGACCAGGTTGCCCTGAATCGCGTAACCCGTGCCGCTACCGTTTGGCTGGTAGAGGTTGGTCGCGTCGGCGGCGCCCTGCGCGAACGGTTCGAGCGTCGGCGTACCGACCATTGGAACCGGCGTGGTGCCCGCCGTGATGACGCCTGCTCCGCCAGGCAGGATGCTCGTAACCCCGGTTGGGTTGCCCGAGCTCATGTTGATGTTTAGGAGTTGACGATATACGCCCACGGTTACTTGCCTCCCCAGAGTTCGTCGTACTGGCCCTTGTGGAGCGGCGCGCCGCCGCCCTCGAACTGTAGGCCTGCTTCGGACTGGATGGCCTTGTCGTCGCGAGCGTCGCCAATCGGACCGTCGATGTCCGCGTTCATCGGGACGTTGAACTTGCCGTTGTCGTAGTCGGGACCGACTGCCTTGTTGTGCTTGACGCCGGGGCTCCCCGGACGACCGCGTTTCATACTCATGTTTTTCCTCCTAGCCCTACAGGTTGCTCAGGTCGTTGATCGGGCCGTACCAACCGTTGAGGCGCGGTTCGTCCGATGCGAACTGGAAGGCGATGACGTAACGGCTCGTCTTGGACAGCACGTTCGGGGTGTCAATCCACGGAACGTAGTCGAAGCCCTTGAACCCGAAGTAGTGCATCCGGGTGTGGTTCATGTTGAGGAAGTAGTAGTTGTAACCCAGATAGGTGTTGCCACCCGTGGCATACGTCGTCGCGGGGAAGTGGTTGTCGCCAACGACTTCGGCTCCGAGAAGATGCGGGTTGCCGAGATACGGGTTGGCCGAGTCGCCAGGGCTTACCCGAATCATCGAATCCATCGTGAACATATAGGACGACACGCCCTGCTGGTTCACAAAGATATGGGTCGGCGCGGCGTCACCGATGACGCAGGCCGTGTATTCCCGCAGCATCTGCGCCCGGGAGGTGTCGTTCGTCGCCGTACCGAGGCCGCTGGAAGCCAGCGAAATCACGTTGCCCTGCCAGGTAGCAAGGCTGTTCGTCCCGGTTCGCGCGATGTTTCCGTAGACGTTGTAGAGTTGACCGTTGTCGGACGCCTCGATGACGCCGAGCGTCGGGTAGCCCGTGCCGGAGTTGGCGCCCTTCGTGAGCGAGGTGAGGTCGCCAGCGATGAGGTCCGAGAGGGAGGCGATACACGCCTGCACCTGGAGCGTGAGGTTGTCCACACGCATATTCGGGCCACGCACTAAGCGAAGCGTCTGATAGTCGATGGTGACCGCGGCCTGATACCACGACCAGGGGAACGCGGCAACCGAGAGGAGCGACTGCGGGCCGGATGCCAGCGTGTCGTACTGACCAAAGGATTGAGCGGTCTGGTTCTTCGCCGTCAAAAGCGGCAGGGCGAGGTATCGGCCCTCTTCGTCACGCACCGCCGAGTCGTAAGCGACCTTCGGGACGCGCGCGGATTGGAAAACGTTGTCGGTAACGTATGGGGTAAAACTTTCGGCGAGAACGGCGGCTTCTTGGTCGTAGCCGCCCGCTGCTGGGCCTACTACTACAGCCATCGCTTCGACCTCGGGGTATTCCGCATAAGAAAAACTCCTAGCTAAAAGACGGTGTTAGCGTCGTTTACGCCGGAGTGTCTGTCGCCTGACCTGGGCCGCCTTTCGGGGTTATCCGGTCCGGCATACGAGGTCCGAGCTTCACGGCTTCGGTTACCTGGCGGCGAGTGTCTGCGGGCGAGTGGGGCTTGCGCTTATCCACCGCGAGAAGCAGGTCGCCTCCGTTGACAGACATTGTGCGTTACCTTGCAGGCGGCTGTCAAGCGTCGTACTATCAACGCATGAGAATCCTGGTTGGTACAGGCGACCCGCTCGGCACGCAAGGAACGCATTGGTGGCGACAAGTTATGCCGCTCACGCGCCTGGGCGGCGAGCATACCGTCCTCTTCACCGACGGCCAACCTCGGGAGTTCTTCCGTAGCGCCGACCTGGTTTTTCTCATTCGCGTGAGTATGCCAGCGACCATCGAACTTGTGCGGGCGCTCCGCGAAAGCGGGCCTCCCGTGGTTATGGACTTTGACGACAACCTCCACTCAATGCACGCCGACAATGAGGCAACCCGCCTCTATAGCAACCACAAGTCGGGGACACGCATCTTCGAGGAGGCGTTGACTCTCGCCAACGTCGTGACGGCTTCTACCGAGCGGCTACGCACACAATATTATCCGTTCCGCAAGGATATTCAGGTCTGCCCCAACTTCATGCCGAGCGACATTTTCGACCGTCTTGCCCCAAAGCGCATCGACGGTCTGCCAAAGCGCACCGGAGAGATTCGGGTCGGGTACGTCGGCGGCTCAAGCCACGGCGCGGACCTCGCGATGGCCTACACCCCGCTCCGCAAACTCTGCGCGCGGCACCCCAACGTCAAGCTCGTCTTTTTCGGGCAGCAACTACCCCCGCTCTACAAGCCCCTCCGGGACCGGATTGAATACCACGAATACGTCCTGCCGAAGGAGGGGGAACGGAACTACGAGTTCATGGACCGCTACTTTGAGCGGTTGCGGACCCTCGACCTTGACGTAGCGATAGCGCCCATCATCCCCTCGTCCTTCAACGCCGCGAAGTCCTACCTCAAGGCGCTGGAGTACGGTTCGTGCGGCTACCCGGTGGTTGCCAGCAGTTTCGGGCCTTATCGTGAGTACGCGAAAATGGGCGGCCCGATTGTGACCGCCTTTGATGAGGGCGAATGGCTCCGCAACTTATCGCGGCTAGTGGAGGATGCGGAGGCGCGGCGCGACCTTGCGGAGCGCAACGCCACCTTCATCCGCGAGCGATGCTCGACTAATCCTTGGCCGCGAGTGCTGGAGTCTTTGACGCTTTTACCGGCTTAACCGGCTCCGGCTTTTCCGTCGCTTCGTGGAACGTCGAGGGCGGGCAGACCAACACGAACTTCGTGCGCGTCCGATTGAACGGGCTCTCCTCGATGGTCGTGATAGCCGTGAAGTGCTGCTCCTTATCGAATCCGCAACGGCACTTCACGCTTGCGCCACTTCCTTGCCTGGCGGGGTCCAAATCGCGCCGAAGTCGCCCTCGGGCGGCTGCTCCACAAGCGGCTTTTTCAGGAAGTCGTCCACGATTTTAGCGGCAGTCGCGCGCATGGCGAGAACCTCCGCCTCCTTCTCGTCGGGCTTAATCCGTTCGAGCAGAATCACGCAAAGGTTCGCGCGCTCCTGTTCGGGCGTCATTTGAGGCGGGCCCAGCATCTGCTGGGGCATCTGTCCATGCTGATTGGAATTGGGCATTATTCCTCCTTTTCGTTTGAACTTGCGTTCAAAGTTGCTCATTGCCGCGCGTTATAGGCGGCGAGTTGGCGCTGGTATTGCGCGACCTGTTGCGCGTAGACTTTCGGGGGAACCGGAGCCCCGTTCACGCGCGTCGGCGGGGGCACGGGCTTCTTGGGGGCGGGCTGCGCGGGGGCAGAGTGCGTCCCCGCCGGGACCGCGGCGGCGTTCTGCGTGATTACCTGGCGCTCAACCGCGGCGGCCTGCGCCACGGCGGCAACCGCCGGCGACGCGGACGCTTCCTCGCGCTCGCGCCGGTAATCGCCCCACGCCATCGCCAGCGTGAGCGGGTTGTCCGGGTAGATTGAAGCGTAACCGTAATCGCGAGCCAGATTGGCCGCGTGCTGGAAACGCTCGTTGTCCCGCGTTATGTCGCCCGTGAACTCGTCGGGGAATCGGCGCGCGAGCTCCTGGTGCGCGCTCATCATAATGTTCGTCCGCCGCTGCATCTCGCGCTCGGCGCCGGCCCGCTGCGCTTCCCGCTGGTTCTCGGTCTGCGCTAACCCCTGGACGAGGTTCGTCACCTCTTCGATGCGCTGGGCGAGCGGGTTGTAGACCTGCGCCATGTACGGGTCCTCTTCCGCGCTGAGCACCGGGATGGGAGGCGGTTGCGGCGCGCCGTTCTGCGTCGGCTGCTGTTGCGGTGCGGCCTGCTGCGGAATGAGGGGTTGCCCCTGAGCACGGCGTTGCGCGGCCTCGGCCACGAACTGCGCGAACTCGGGGTCGCGAACGCCCATCGTAATGAGCGGCAGTAGATTCTGGAGCGTGCCGTCCGCCACTAACGGCTCAAGCGCCTCGCGCGCCTTGCCGAGGAACATGGACTTGCGCGTGTAATCCGCCCGGCGCATGTAACCGGACTTCACCTGCTGCGCTATTTCCTTGGGCGCACGGACGGTGAACTTCTTGTCGAGCGTCGGGTCCTCGTACTCCAACTCTTCGTAGTCGGCCCACGGGTCCGGGATGCTATCGGCGACGGCATCCGCGGCGGCCTCTGCCCGCGCTTCGGGCGTCGAAACATCGGGCGCCGCTGCCACGGGGGGAGGAGCGGCAGCATCAGGGGCGACGGCCTGTGCGATCGGAGCGCCTTGCGTTTCCTCTGCCACAAAACGCCCCGACTTCTTATCGCGCTGCTTCACTTCGGCGGCAGGCGGTTCGGCCTCGCCGGAAATCTCTGCTTTGGCGGCGGCCAGCGCATCCGTCGCGCCTCCCGCTTCAGCCGCGTCGGGGAGCGGAATACGACCGCTGGGGTCGCTGATTATCGGCTCGCCGGTTTCGTCATCGAGCGCCTGCGTACCGCGGGAGAACCCCGGCACCATCGCGGCGGCCTCTACCTGGCTGGCCTTCGAGAGCGGTATCCCGCCCTGCTTCTCTAACTCCTCGGCACGTTTCTCAACGAGCCGCTGCGCCTCTTGTTTAACGTCGGCGACTGATGGGGGTCCTGGCATCTAAAATCTTCCTCCTAAGAAAAGTGGCCCCGCCTCAAACGGGCGAGGCCACCTAACGATCGTCTACGGACTAACCCTTACGCTTGCCGCGACGCGATGCCTTACGGCCTTTCTTGTGACCACCTTTCTTCATTGCCTTGAAGTGCTCCAGGTGTCCACCTTTCTTACCCTTCTTGCCTTTCTTGCGAGCCATCTATACTTCACCCCCTTTCCTTGCCAAAACGGCGTCCATCAAATGCAGGTCTTACGACCCACTATCGGGCGGCGGCTGCACGTCGGCATCTGCCGAAGTGAAGTGCGCGTCCGTATCCCCACCACTCGATTCGCCAGGCTCGTTGGTAGACGTTGGAGCGCCTCCACCGTCGCCCTTCGTCGTGTAATGGGAGAGCAATTGCGTCATCGTTTCAACAAGGGAATATAAAACCGCCGCCGTCTTTGGCGTCTTGGCAAACGTCGGGTGTTTTATCGCGAGTTTGAGTTGCCGACAACTTGCGTCTACGAGTTGCCAGCCTGCGGGAAGTTCACTCGGTAAATCGTTGTAAAGCGCGGCAAACTGCGGTGGTGGGCCTTGTGATGGCGCGGGGCCTGGCATCATGGGGCCAGGCGGCGGAGCCATAGGTGGGGCCATCGGGGGTGCCGGGGGTGCACCAGGCGGACCCGGCGCTCCGGCTCCCGGGGGCATCATTGCCATTGCGGCTCCTTTTTAGACCGCGCCATCGCGGTTATCTTAGCGTATCTCATGCTGCTTGGGAAGATTTCCTCTTTGAGCCAGGCTTCTTCGGCGTGCTTCCCGGATTAGTTTGGCCCGGAAGTTGCCCCGTTACGAGCCATGACTTTGTTGGGTCACCAGGGTTTTTCAATGCTTCCATGATTCTACGCTCAGTCGCAGAGGCAGAGTCTATTAAACCGAGTTCCTGAAGTTGCTTAAGAATATCGGGCATCGTTACCAGCGTGCGTCCAGTCGAAAGTAGATTCAAGGCCATGTTGAACTTTTGCGACGGCGTTCGCGATGAGCCTGGCTTGGACTCGACGCGAAGCGGCGCGGTGAAGTACGAGCCCAACAGCGGTATCGAATCCATTACGCCCGCGTCGTTCTTCAACTGCACCAGGTGCGGCGTCGTGTAGTAGCGCGTCATCAACTCCAAGAACTGCTCGCCGAGTTTGACCATCGCTTCCTCGATGCGATGCAGCGCGTCGTTGAAGCGCACGCCCGCGGCTTCCTGATACATCGACACCGTTTCCGCGCTCTGCTGGCCCTTGAACTTGGCCTGCCCGCTCGCAATTTCGTTGAGCCCGCTAATCTCGCGAATCTCGCCCTTAACGTACTGCAAAAGCTGCATGACGTACTGCGGCATATCGGGTCCTGGCTCGCGTTTTCCGTAGCGCAAACTCTGCATCGTTTCGCGCTGAATCGCGCCGGGTGCGTTGGTTATATCCTCGTCGGCCATTTCGTCGCCAAGAGGCAGGCGCCATATAGGATTCGACGTGAGGTTCGCCGCGTCGTACATGAGCGAAATAAGGCGAATGTAGTATTCGTAGCCGTCCGCGATAAGGTCTATGTCGCTCAACCCCCAGAATTTCTCGGGGTCCGGGTACGCCTCAATCTCGATGAACGGGAAATAGCCGAGCGGATTCATCCGGTCCTCGGCATTAAACTCCTCATCGACGGTGATTACGAGGCGACCCTCGGGGTAAAGCGGGTAGTCCACCTTGTGCTTGATGACTTCGACCGCTTCGGCTTCCCACAGTATTCGCAGGCCGCCCCACAACTCCGCGTCGCGCACAACGTCAACGTAACTCTGCGGCCACTCATAAACGACGTTGCCTTCGGTGATAATGCGCTTGACGACTTCGCTTGTGCCGTCCTCGTACTCAACGCGCTTCGTCTGCACGGCTGGCTCGCCAGCGACGGTGAACAGCACCTTCTCAACGGGAATCTTCTTGCGTGGTCGCGTCCAGAACTCGCGCACCACGATGCCTGCCGTGCCGCCCGCATTGTCGGGTGGATTGGCCGTCGCGGCGAACGGCGGGTTGTTGACCGTTCCCCCGGTCGGCATTGCCATCTGCGTCGGAGGCGAAAGCACCTCGCCGCTCGTTTCGTCGTAACCGCCCTGCTCATTTCGCTTGGCGACAATCTTCTGTCGTAGCTTCGGCCACCGCGCGAACACCTTGTTTGGCGACTCGCGGTACTCGTACATCACCACTTCGGCGTCGTCTATGCAGGTCGCATTGTCATCGGCGTATACCTGAAGGCCGGACACGACCACCAGGTTCGCGCGGACCTCGCCGCCCGGGCCGTACATTTCCGGCACCAGGCGAAGGAAATTCTTTTTGACGACCCGCGACCCAAGGATGGCGTTGCGGACCTTCCCCTGCCAGAATCCCTCGGTATAGGCCTGGTCGAACGCCGCCGTCGCTATGTCCGCGATGCGCTGGTCCTGGACGCGGTAGGCGCCGTAGGTTACCCGGGGGCGGTTGTCCGAGAGGATGGACGCCCATTGAATCGGGATGGTCGTGACGAGCGGGAACTTCTTGCCGAGCTTCCATTTCGGGCGGTTGCGCCACCAGGGCGTCCCACCGCGGTAGAGGCTGAGCGAGCGCGTCATCTCCTCGGTGACGGGCTGCTTCTCGCGCTTGAGGACGGCGCTCGCGTTCCGACACCACTCAATAAGCGGGTCGTTATCTTCGTCGCGGGAATCGTAGGCGGTCGAGCGGGTGAACGGCGATGGGGGCGACTCAACAAGCCAACCGCCAGGGCTGGGCGCTAATCCCGAAATCGACGGCCCGAATACGCTCACGCCTTAATACTCTCCACGTCGTACCCGAGTGCTTTTAGGATGCGAAAGGCCTCGTCGCGCTGCCTCATCAAGGACTTAAGAAACTCATGCTTCCCCTTGCGGCACACGGCGCACATCCTTACCACGGGGCGACCGTCATAAATCTCCCGGTCTGTCAGAAACTAGGCGGTGAGCTTTTTCTTCCACTTGGCGTGCCAACTTAGCGCGGCGATTCTCCGCCTGCTCCCTTTGGGCCTTCTCGACGGCCTTGGGCGTGCCGCGGTCCCAATGCACGAAGTCCCGCGTCAATTCGTTGTAGTGCTTGCGGCTGCGGATATGCGTCCCGCCCGTTACCCGCTGCCCGTCCACTATCCCCGTATCCTTGCCGGGTATCGTCACGGCGTAGCGGTCGTAGTGCGCGTCCCCGGGCTGCATCTGCACCGTCATCACCTTCTCGATGACTTCGGCATCGGCAAGCGGCGCCCGCCGCCGTCCGCAGGCGAGGTGGACGGATTGCCCTCCGTCCTTCGACCAATGCGCCTTCAGGCAGTCGCAAAACTGAGAGCGCGGCTCCTGGGATACGACCCAGCCGACAATCTCCATCCCCTGCATAACCGGGCGATACCGCTCCAGAATGTACGGCGTGACGACCCGCTCCCGAGAGTAGGGAACATCTATCTCCCCCTTGGCAACGGTGCGGTCCGGGGCGCACGCCTTGGCGACCTGCTCCGTGGTAAGCGGGGCGAGCTCCGCGCGCTGGCGCAACCCAACGCTGTACGGAAGCCCGCTCCGCTCTTTGAAGAACGATTCGGTTGTGAGGACGTTGCCGCCGGGACCGCGAGGGTCGAAGATACGGCGGATGAGGTCGCGCAACTTAGCCATCGCAGTCGTCAGAATCCTCGCCGTTTTCGTTGAATGGGTCGTTGCTATTCATCGCCGCTGTACGCCGCCGCTTCCAGGGTTTCGCCGTTGAACGCAGGCAGAGCGGGCTCACCCACGCGCATCTTGACGCCCGTGAATACTCCGATAACATGACTTTGCGTAATGATGCGGTACTCTTTGCCGCGCAGAAATATTTTGCTTCCCGCGTACTTCGCGCCCATTACCACCATGCCGCGGTCGAACGGCATCGGAACCGAAGAGGGCGCCATCCAGACACCTTCGCCCGTTTCGTCGTCCACCATCACCAATCGTGCGGCCTCGTTCGTGACCTTCTCGGTAGTCTTAATGAGAATGGCCTGGTCGGGCGAATCGAGTCGGTGCCCGCTGCCCTTGTTGATGATGAGGCCAGCGAACCAGCCCATTTCGGTTTCCTTCGCTGCGTCATCGCTGCGGACAATCTCGATTCCGCTCGCTCGCGTTTCGTCAACCCACAACACTTCCAGCAATAGCCGGTCGCCGTGAGGGATGAGCGTAAGCGGGTCCTGCTCCTCAAGAGATACGATACGTTGTTCTTCCACTATTCCTCCTAGAGATTTGCAAGATCGAAAATCGTGGGGCTATGAATAGACTTTGCCTGCTTGTGCATATTGCAACTATGGCACAGGGGTTGCAGATTAAGAGCATAGTTGCTTCCACCTCGCGCCAACGGAACCTTATGGTCTTTGGTTATCTTGTCGCGGCGCTTACAATACGCGCACTTATTTCCATAAGCATCCAATATTTCTCGCCACTCTTTCGCCGTGTGTGAACCGACAGCACCCTTGCGTTTAGCCGTTTTTACTGAATAGTGATGAGCTGTTCGTTCAGGGTTTTTCTTTTTCCATTCCCTTCCACGCGCAAGGCACACCTCTCGATTTTCCCAATAGTAACGTCGTGCAGCGGCACATAACTTGTCCTTATTTTTAGCGCGCCACTTGGCGCCATACGCCAGAGAGTGTTCCTTGTTGTCCCGCCTGTACTTAGTACTTTTTTCTCGGGACAATTGAAGGTTAGCCCAGTACCGCTCTTTTTGCCGTTCTCGGCATCTACGCTGCATTTCGTCGTAATACCCTTGCCCGTAGGTGGCAACCATTTCCGCCTTAGTCATAAATTAGCAATGTCCGGTTCATTGCGTCGGCTACGCCTTGATGACGAGCCTCGCCTAAATGCGGCGAAGTTGTCAACCTTTTCTGCCACGGGTTCTTCTTTCTTGCGCCCGCGCAGTTTTGATAAGCCTGTCCACGGGTCGCCCGCAATCGCGACTGCAATCGCCAGGGCGTCGTAGTGGTCGTCGTGCCCGCTGTCGGCCTTAATCGCTCCCGTTGCCTGGCGTCGCACCGTCTGCAACTCGTTGAGCGTCGGTATGTCGCGAATCGTTATCAACGGCTCGGGGCGGTTCGTCATCGGGTCGCGGTGGCAAATCAACTCCACCATCGCGTCGTCCATAATCGGGCGCGTCTTTTGATTCGTGTCCCAACCCGGATATTTCGTCGGCTCCGGGAAGTCTGAGTCCAATCGCTTCCACTCGTAGTAGTTTCGCATCCCGGAGTCGATGCACTCGCGGATGATGCGGAAGCCCGAACCCTGCAACTCAATCCCCGTGTACGCATGGTTGTACCAGCGATAGAGGTACATCAACTGTTCGCGGAATGTGTGCTCGTCAACGCGCGCCTCATACGTCGCAACCACGGAGTAGTCGCTCAGTCGAAGCACCTGCGCCACCCACGCATCGGCGTCCTTGCTTGCGTAACGAACGCCGGTATCCACGCCCATCGTGTATTTCTCGCCCTGTTGCGGCGGCGCGTACAGACGCATCTCTTGCCAATCACTATGAAATGTAGAATCGAGATAAATGCCGCGAATCGAATCCTCGCGCAGAATCCCTTTGTACGGCGTATCGCGTCCCTGCTTCACCACAACGTCTAAGCACTCGCGGTCAAACGGCGACTTCTGATAGTTGACGAACGACCCTGCGATTGTGTCGGGGAACTCCTGGCGGAAGATGAGCAGCTTCAACTCTTGCGACGGCTGCTTAATGGAGTCGATCTTCCATCGGCGCCAATAGAGGCGGAACGCGGATACGCCTTGCTCGGCATATTGCATCTCTTCCTCACAACTATATTTCGGATTCTTCCCGAGGTCCGACATTAACTCGTCAAGGTCGGCCTTGCGGATGCGCGGCAACTCTCCACGCGGGTTCTCGTTGCGCGTCGTATATTCGTCGTGGATGCACCAACGCGAGAACGCGGGAACCCACGTCTTGAGATTGTCGGGCTGGCCGTACTTTCCGGCGAATATTTCCGCGGCAGTTACGTTCACCATCGTTTCGAGGCGCTTAACCCAGCGCGGATTCTCCTCCGCCGCTTCCATCATCATCGGGTAGTAGTCGTCGTCAAAACCGTTGGCGGTCGTGTCGATGATGACCGCCGATTCTTTTCGCAGGCCCATGCCGGTGAGCAAGCCCGAGTTTACCTCTTCTTTACGTGCGTCATCCATGAAGGCGTACTCGGATATGATGACGAGGTGCGGCGTCGTGCCACGCATACCGGACGGAACGGTTATCTGCAACTCCGAGTTAAGACCCGCGTTGTAGATACGCTCGGCGGCGTTAGGGTTCTCGAACACGATATGCTTCATGTTCTGAATCCGGCGCATCGGTTGCATATGCGGCGGCAACCCGTTTACCATCGTACCGAGAATCGTCGCCTTCGCCGCGGCTACGTCCTCGTCGTTCACCAAGACGATCGACTTGCGGTTCGGGTGAAGAATGTTGTGCAACGCCTCGCCGAGGCACCAAGAGGTCCACCCGATTTGACGCGGCTTATCCTCGACCACGCGCTGCGGATACCCCTGTCGGCGTTGCGACTCGATACAGACGCTAAGAATCGCCTGCCCTGTGAACGGCTCCATCGAAACAAGGTTGCCGTCCTTGTCGGCAATCTTGAAGTAGTTGGTTATCGCAAATGGTGCGCTGCCAAGGAACTGCTGCGTTTCGGCCAGACGCCAATGGTGAACTTCGTGCTGCTCGGGTGCGTCACGCCCAAACTTGGAGCGGAAGAACTCGCCCGTCGAATAGAGTTCGTCCGGGCGAAAGAGTCCACTCACGTTTTGCTTGTCGCAATCCGAACGTACTGTTCGAAGCTGCCAAGGTCGGGGCCGCCGTCACCAATCTCGCGAGCCTGCTTTATCGCATTGAGCGAGGCGGCGGGGTTGTCGCTGTACGCCCACCGTGCGAGGATGCGCGCCACGGCGGCGTCGCCGAGGTGGCGTCGGCGAAGGTCGTCACCGAGGCTACTTGTGGGAACGCCCGCCTGCACGTCGGCGATAAGGTCTGCACGACGCGCGACGGCATCTTCTCGCGACACGCCATACACCTCAACCAACGCACCAACTTCGTCGCCTTTATTCTCTGCAAGGAAGTCAAGGAAGTGGTCGTAACGCGCTTGACGCATCCGGCCATGAAGGCGGCGTTGCTCCTCATCTTCCTTCTTGCCTTTCTTGGTGGGCGTTTTCTCTTCGGCGGCGGGCACGGTCCCGGCGAGCGTGCGGTACGGGTCAACGCGGTGCTCATGCGGATGGCGCGTGCCAACCGGAACCGGCATCGGCAATAACTGCCCCATCTTCTCAACGTCGGGCGTCGGCACGGACTCCGGTTTACGTTTGCGCGGCATTTCTATTTTTGATTACATCAAGAACGCTCGCGACGGCACATTGGATATTAAACACAACTAAGTCGCCCAGTTCTTTCACCGGCCTATGCATATCTCCATCGGAGATAAAGACCTTACATTTAACCGCTGTTTCTGGTGGAGGGCAAACGTCGTAAGCTATTACCCACCCTTGAAATCCGGAATCAAGCATGGTTTCGCATCGCTGCCATCCGGTGAACCTAAGAGGCTCCGGTATCTTTATCAGATCTGAAAAGTCTAGCATTGTCATCTTAACTCATTCGACGTTCGGAATCGGTTGGTCACCGAGGGAACCGAAGCCGCCGCCGTCATCGCCCGGGTCGCTCGCAACGAGTCCTTGTCGGCGGGCCTCACGCTTGGCTTCTTCGGCGTCATCGAGGACGGTGGTGGTGCGTTCGGTTTCTTCCCCGCCCGTTGTCTGGCGGTTCTTTATCGCCCAGTAGCGGTTGAATATTTCGGTTGCGCGGTCGGTAATGATGCCGTCAATCTTAGCGGCCACCTCAAGCGCGTTAGCCTCGCGGATATGGTTGCGCGCCGTCAGAGCGTTGGTGACACCCCACCCCAGGAGCGCCAGGAACGCCAACGCCCCAAAGAGCAGCGTCACGAATATCGTCACGTGGCCTTGTCGAGGAGGGCAGCGGTTGCGTTCTCGCTTTCTTCAAGCAACTCGGGAATAAGATGTTTCCTGAATCCGGGGATATGGGCGCTTCCCGCCATTCCAAGCCTGGGTGCGGTGATAATCTCACGCATTAGTTTTGCTGCAACCCTTCCGCTGGCATATTTACCAAGGGCTTCAATGCGGTCGCAAAGCGCGAGCAGCGCCCTCTTACGCTGCCGCAACTCTGCGATCTCTAGGGCGGCTTCCCGGCACGCCTTTGCGGCAAACTCATGCGTTGCGGTTATCCCGAGCGTCACCGTGTTTTGGTTGGCAACGACGAACGGGGCCAACTCGCGGTCGGCTTCGGATTCTCCGGTTAAGTATTCGGCGCTTTGCAGCAGCCGCGCCTCTAAATCATCAGCCATTATTGCCCTCCTGCGCGCGTTTGATTTCGCGCATTACTTCTCGCGTCACGTTGTCGGACAGCCGCCGGCGGCGGCTTTCGCTTGGGGGTTTCTGCCACGGAGCGACAGGTTCTTTGCCCACTGCGGACCAGCCCTTGAGCGTCAAGTTCAGCCGTTGCTTCTTATAGCGCCCGTCGATTGTAAGGCTGCCAGCATCGACGTTCGCCGCCGCGTACCAATCCACGGCGTAAAGGGTGGCGCGCATCCGCCCGGCCAGTTCTCTCTTGGTCGGCCACCAGCCCACCTCAATCAAAAACTTGGCGGTATGCCTTAGAATATGCATCATGCCTTCGGAACGAGCGCGGTCCGGCCAAAGATGAGGCGCAGTCGAGGAGCGGCCTTGCCAGCGACTCCCTTGATTCGCCGGTGTCCCGTTGACGGGACTCTCTTCGAAGCGAAAGGGCGTCGGACGTTTTGCCAGCCGTCGTGTAACGACAGGTTCCACAATGCTCGGCGCGTCGTCCGCAATGGTCGCCGCGTTCACAAGGAACCCTCTCCCACTCTCATCGACACCGCACGCGAGATTGAAGCCGTCGAGTGCGAACGCTGCGGCTCGCCGTTTGGGAGGGACTGGCCGCTGCCGCGCTGTCTGAGTTGCGAGGTGCAGTACCGCTTGGAGATTGAATCAAAGCGCGACGCGGGTCGCCGCAGGACGCAAGCCAAACGCGAGGAGCGCCTCGTTATCCACCTCACCCGCATGGCGGCTCAGGCCGAGGCGCTCGTAGACGTAGAATAGCGGCTATACTCCCTGCGCCATCAGGCTAGAGGCGGTATAGCTCATCGAGGAACTGTTCCCGATAGAAGTCGAGTAGTTGATTCCATTTACGTTAGCAGTTTGGCTCGCATACGTTGGAGAGACCCCGCCAGGAGTACCGTTTATGTTCAAGGGAAAGGGAGCCGTATTTTTCGCCCGACTGGACGTATCCCAGGAAGGCGCTAGAAAGGGCGGACGAGCACCTCTACGTCGTCCAACTTGTCCGTGTACTCTTCAGGCAGACTGCGCGCCGCGAGCATGGCGACGTGTTCGGCGCTGGCGGCCAGAACGCGCGTCGGTTGCACGATGATGATGGACTTCGGCGTTTCGCCGGCCTCAATCTGGTCCTTGGTCGCGTTGGGGTGATAGAGCACCGCGTACTCAAACAGTTTGCCGCTCTTGTCGGACTTAGCCATTTGTTCTTCCTCCTGGTTATTGCCGCCAGAGGCAAGGCGCCTGGGCGGAGTTCTGATTAGGCACGGGCGGCCTGGTATAGTTGTCGTCGCCTCTTGCGCGGTTCGCACGCCGTATGTGTCAGCAGTTTCTCTCGAAGGCGCGCTCTGGCGGACACCATCCGTGTGCGGCCAATATCCACCCGCGTACACGCTGGCATCGTTAGCTCGCGCTCCGTGAGGTAGGCGCACTCGCTCTCCCCGCCATCCCGGCAGTAGTTGACGAGCGGAAAACCCAGGTCGCACTCCAGCCACCCGCTCCACTCTTCGCCGCCGTCAAGCGCCTTCGGCAACGTTCGCGCGCGTTTCACGTTGAACTTTTCTTGGCGGCATTTTCGGCGCGGCGTTTCCCACCTAGCGAGCCGATGCGGCGGTAATGCTCCAGTCCCATCTTCTCGCTCGTCGCCTGTCCTCCGCGCCGTCCGACCTCGACCATATCGCGGCCCGCGGGGGATTCGATGACGGTCGAAGGCGCCACCGCATCCGTGGGCTCAACCTGAATCCCGCCGCCCTTCGCCCGCTGGCTGGCAATCATCTCAGCCGCCAAACGCTCATACCGATTCCGGCGAACCGCAAGCACCACACCCAACGGCAGGCACTTCTCCCACCAAGAATACGCGCGGCTATCATAAGCACCCATCAAACGGCATCCCCCTCCTATAGCTTGCTACAAACCCTATCACAAGCAACCACAAGCGCGCAAGGGGGCGACTCCTTTCAAAAAAAACACACCACGCGCGCGAAGTGAGTTTCTCCACCTCAAACCACTTCTCTAAAATATTTTCGTCCGCTACCAATCTCTCGGCTCTCCAACCCCGCGAGCCTCCAATCACGCCAGGCCTCGAAGGTTCCCACCCGGGGAGAGGAACCTCCTCGCCAAGGTGACTGCCTGGCGACGGAGACCGCCCTCTGGTGACGGTAGTCTCGAGGGCGCTGCGTTTCTCTTTGTCGGCGCGGGTTCTTCGCTTGCGGCGTCCGTGCGGCTGTCGCGGCGATTGTGGTCGCTGACCTGCGCGCGTGGGCGCTGGTGCCCTTCCGCTGCTCGCCGTTGGCTCGCTGTCTCGCGGAAGGTGCGCCACGTTGTGGCTCCTCGTCTTCGGACTCGAACAGTAAACGGAATTGGTTTAAACGCGCGCGAGGCGGTTTCGCTTCGCTGTTCGCTCGTGGCCTATGAGGTGGCCCGTTCTGCGCCTGTCCGCCTTAACGACCCGCTATGCCGTTCGCCGGCGCGTCGGTCGCTCGAAGGTAGGAAGGTGGCTTCTGGTTCGGGCTTCGTTCTTGGCAGAATCGGGAGCTCGGAAAGAGAAGTTGCGCCAACCCTACCACAACCGCCCAAGAATGACAAGAGGGCGCTCGCGCGCCCCCTCGGGTTTAACTTCTCTACGGCTCAACCGCGCCTATACTACCACGGTTTGCGTTCTGCCTGCAAGCGACGCTGCTCGGCACGGAGGCGCTTGGCTCGCGCGTTGCAATGCTTACGGGCGTTGAATTGCTCAAGCTTCTTCCCGTCCGAAACGAAGCAACGGATGCCCTTGCTCTGCAAGAAAGAAAGGCAACGAACCTGCGAGTCCTTGAGCCCCTGAAGGTGCCCGTGCCTGTTGCGAGGCTTGACCTCGACTGCTATAACCTCGTCGCTGTCGCGGCGGTAGCAGATGAAATCGGGCCAACCCCGCTTGGTAGCGACCCACCCGCTTTCATCGGCGAGAGCGCGGAAAGCGCGCTCGTGAGGGTTCTCTCGCGTATCGTCCCATGTGCGTTTTCTCACCTTTACATTGTAGCACGAACGTGCTACGGTCATTCGCATGATGACTAAAGGCAAGCCGACCGGGATTCGCTGGACCGATGCCGAGCTCGCGCTGCTCGATAATGCAGCCGCGATCGCCGGCGAAAAGCGGACGTCTTATATCCGCCGCGCGGCGCTATCTCAGGCAAAACGAGACATTAGGACCGATCGCGCGACGGTTTAAGACCGCTAGAGGCACTTTGAACCAACCACCGCGATATAGATGCCAACCGCTTTCAAGCAACCGCGAAACTATTTCAACCAACCACTTGCGCGCGCGGCTAGGGCTTGCTATAATGTACTCACACAACACGCGGGCAGAAGCCCGGAAAGGTTAGGAAACCTGAATGAAGCGACAACCCGTTATCGGCACCCTCGACTCGCATATCTCGCAAATGCGCCTCGCCGCTGATAAGCATCTCGCGGACCGCATGAACGAGAGTGAACGCCAATCCTGGGCCGAATCCAAGGTCGCCGAATACCTCCGCAAAGGCATCCTTGCCCTCGCAGGTGCGCGATGACGAGCAATTATCACGAAACCACATACACCTTCGCCAAGTCCGCCCCGCGTGCGATCGAGCTCGCCTGCACCTGCGGCTATCGCGGAACGGCAGAGAGGGAGCGCGAGGCACGAAAGGCGCTTGCGAAGCATACCTCAGAAGCGCGGAGGGCGAAATGAAAGGCGACGGCAACCAGGCAATCCGCGACCTTGAAAACAAGGTGCTACGGCTGGCTAACGAGGCGGGGCGCTGCTCCGTCCTGTCCTGCGACGAGAGGAATAACGGCTACGTCAAGGCGCGAACTGCTGGAACCCTCTACGACGTTCCCCTTTGCACAGCGCACCACGACGCTAGACGCGCCAAGGCAAGGAAGGGGCGCTAATGCCAGCAGATCAACGCGAACCCTGCGCCGCCAAGCTTTACTCAACTGCCCGTGGTTTTTACCCGTGCCCAAATCCCGGCAACAATGCGTGCCCCAAATGTGGCAAACCTGTCTGCGGCGTCCATTGGCAATACGGGCGCGAGTGGCGTCACCGCTGCGAGGGGTGCTAATGCCGCTGCACCATAAACCGACCGCCGCCGACGTTCGCGCCTCGTTCGAGCGATTCGCGCGCCTCGCGCCAGGGACGAACGCCACGCTCGACGCCGACGCCGGCGAGCCAACGTACTACCGCATCACCGGCAGCCGCACCCCGCTCGACGGCATCACCTACGCGGGCCACGCGCGGATGCTCGCCACCATCGAAGCGTATATCGAAGCCCGCACCGAAGGCGCGCGAACGTGACGCCCCAAAGCGCGGCACGCGGCTGCGAGGACCACGACGAAAGCGAACCCTGGTGTGCGCGATGCCCCGATAATGGCGAGGCGCCGCTGCGAGAGGAGGAAGGCGAGTAGGCGCGCGGAACGTCCGAATCACCTTCGGAAGCACTAGTGGGGAAGAGGCTCGGCAAAAAGAACGCCGGGCCTCTTCATTTTCCCTTGCGTTCGTGTCGCCATCGTGCTAAAATCGTGTCGTGAACCTAACCGCTAAACGTGCGATTGCCAAACACGAAGGGCGCTGCATAGGGTGCTTCCGCCGAAAGGCTGCTCCTTGCCGAATCCGGTGTCGCAAGTGCCTCAAGGTGCAACGCGAAGCGGCGGTTCTCCGTAGCGCCCGGCGACAAAACGGGGCGCAGAAGCTCTCGCCCGCTTCACAAGGTGGCGAACACGAAAAGGCGGGAGGCTCGTCTACAAACGCGCCTCTCGCCCCTCTTTCGAATGGAACTCCGAAATGAATAATACGGCAAACACGCCGACCGCGCAACCCGCCGAGCGTGTTCTGCATGGCGAGGTGGTTGGCGTGAACGCGATTCAGCACGCCGCCAACCCGCCGAAATACCGGGTTGAAATCTCGGTCGGGGCGGGCACCGAGGCCACCCTCTACGTCACCCTCGACTTCGCGCCCGCGCTGTGGGAGGCTTACGACGTTATCCTCCGACGCCCCGAGGTGGCGGAATGAAGGCGCGGATACGCCTCGCGCTCACGGGCTGCGAGATAGATATTAGGAATGCCGACATTCAACCCGACGCCGACCTCTCGACGGGCGGCGTAAACCTGCGCGATGCAACGATGACGCTCACCGCCGATTGGGGCCGCTGGCTCGTCACCGAGGAGAAGCCATGAGTAGCCTCGACAAGCGCCGCGCCCGCAGCGCCGCCCTATCGCCTACCGCAGAGTTGAAGGGCATAATCTTCCTTATTGTCTTTATCGGGATTTGCTTCGCTATAGCAAAACCATGGTAGGCGTCTGCCTATGTGGCTGTGGCGAGCCGACTAGCGTCGCGAAGAAAAACGACGGCGTATATCGTAAGGGAGAATTCTTCCGCTACCGTATAGGACACCACAAGCGTTTACGCTCTAGCCAGATTCCAGATGGTCTGCTGTACGACCCCAAGGATGCAAGGATTATCGCAGGTCATTACTGGGGCATTGACGGCTCGGGCTACGTCGCGACCAAAATAAACGGTAAAAGTGTGCGCCTCCACACCATTTTGGTCTGCTTACAACGGGGCCAAGTTACTGACCATATGAATGGGAATAAGCTCGACAATCGCCGCTGCAATCTTCGGGCCGTTTCGCCACGGATTAACTCTTACAACAGTCCGGTACGAAAGAACTCTAAGTCAGGCGTTAAGAACGTCTACCTTTACCCGGCAGGCACCAGGGGTTGCCCGCGCAATCGTTATGTCGTACAAGTAAAGTACCGCGGCAAGATAGTTACGCTAGGAACGTTTTACGACCTGGCTACTGCCGCGAGCGTTGTTTCCAAGTGGTGACGGCAGTATATCTCCGGCTACGACATGAGGAACCCATAATGACTATTTGTAAGGCTTGCGGAAAATACCGCGTCTACGCCTTAATGCATCCAGACAAAATGTTGTGGCAAGAAACCTGCTTAATTTGCGTATATGCGGGGCAGTCTGCGAGCGATAGAACATGATTGAGATAGAGCAACGCATCCGCCACGCGGCAACCACGGCCGACCTCCGAGCCGCCGCTTCCGAACTGTGGAAGAAGCACGCGCCATCCCTCTTCGACCCGCACGACGAGCGCCACGGGTTGCGCGTAAGCGATGCGGGCGCTTGCGTTCGCGCGCTCTGGAACGAGGTTCACGGCGTCACCGAAAAGGCGTTCCCCGCCGACGTGCAACTCTTCAACCTGGACGACGGCACAATGGGCGGCGCGTGGTTCGCGTGTTTGCTCGCGGCGTCGCTCGAAGCCGATGAATACTGGGTTGACTTAGAGCCCGAGGTTGAGCACGACGGAACGCCCGGCCATATCGACCTTTACTTTGCGTGGCTATGCGTTGATGGCGTGCCCAGCGTAACGCCTGGCTACGAACCTGGCGTCGTAGAGTTTAAGCGCACGAACTGGAGCGGCACGCTCGACCACCCCGAGAAGTCGAAGCGGTATCACATACTGCAAGCCGCGAAGTACGCAGCCGCGAAGGGCGTCGAGGATTTCGCCGTCGTTACGGTCGGCCCCGCAGCACGCGGCGCGAAGATGCGCGCGGACTGGTTTAAGACGGGCGATTGGCAGCACGCGGTAATCGGCGAATGGATGCGCCTCTCTGCCGCGCTTGGCGACAACGAGCCCGTAGGCGACCCGGACGCGCCCTTTAGGTGCAAAGGTTGCCCCGTCATAAAGTGCGACCGGAACCCCGCCTTCGTAGATACCACGCTACTCGCTAAACTGGAGGAATCTTATGCACAACGAAACGCCGGGTAGCGCAATCGTTATTCGACGCGACGACCCGCCTCGCAGCCCGATTCTCGCCGAGGCAAAACCGCTTCGCTACTCGCTGCCGGAACTCAAGCAGGTCGGCGAGATTATGTTTGCGAGCGGTATGTTCCGCGACCTCAAATCCGTGCAGCAGGCTATGGTGAAACTGCTTGCGGGCGCGGAACTCGGCTACGGCCCGTTTCGGTCGCTCGAAGCGTTCCACGTTATCGAAGGGAAGCCGTCCGAAACGGCGGCGGAGATTAGCGCCCGCATCAAAGCGAGCGCAAAATACGACTACAACCACTTTTGGATAAACGCCGCGCGCGAACGACTGGACCCGATTAAGGACGCCTCTAGCGAGGTTTTCGGCTGCGTTATCGTTGTCGAAGAGATGAAGGGAACCTCCTGGAAGGAGCGCGAGCCTGTCGTATTTACGCTAGACGACGCCAAGACGGCGGGCCTGCTCGGGAAAGACAACTGGCGCAAGTATTCCCGCGATATGCTTTTCGCCCGCGCCATCTCTGCGGCAGGTCGCCAGCATTGCGCGGACCTGTTCGGCGGACCCGCGTACACCCCCGACGACCTCGGCGCGAACGTCGTGATCGACGCCGCCGGCAAAGAGTCGTTAGCGCCCGCGCGGCAGCGATCTGTCGAAGCGAAGCAGACGCTCGAACACGCGGAGCCCGAGGTTTCGCTTGAGGAGCGCATGACGAAGGGGCGACAAAGCATCGCCATCTTCTGCCGTAACCGCGGCATCACGGATGAAAGGCGGCACCGCGTTTCCAGCGTGCTGTTCGGTCGCAACTCCACTAAGGAGCTTAACCTCGCCGAGCTTCAAACGCTCTCGCGCATCCTCCAGGCATACGCCAAGGCTGAGATGCAGAACGAGCCGGAAGAATCGTTCGAGGCTTGGGCGACCTGGCAACGCGACGAAGCGCAGATAGTGGAGGGCGCAGTATGATTTACGTTTTGGAAACTGGCGAGTATTCAGACTACCAATATCACGCGCTTTACCAGGGTCCCGACGATATTGACCTAGAGAAAGCCTATGGCGAAGCGACGGGCGCGGCGGGGAATAGAGTTGAGTCAGGGTGGCTTTGCCCAAATAGTGCCTCCTGGGGCCTATTAAATGGGCGGCGACCCGATTTTGTGGGCAGCGCAAAGGGGCGCCCTTCCCAATGGGAGGCCC